TTGTTTTCAGCCATTTATAGCTCCTTAAGCACGTGTGATGCCACGTGGATCCTGTACTACGGCTTCCACAACGTCATCATTGATCATTCTGAACTCACGGCCATGAATTAACAGGCGTGTTCCAGCGTTTGGTCTGACAATTACGAAATCACCCTTTTGACACCATGCACCGTTGGGGAATCTTTTCTCATCTTTATAGCAATCAGGCCCCATTTCGACCACAAATAGTACTGTTGCCAGTTTTTCTTCATAGTTAATGGTTTGGTCTGACTTTAATAGACCGCTGTCATACTCTTCTTCAACTTCTGGGATAGCGCAAAGGATGCGATAGCCTGAAGGAGTAGGGAGTTGTTGTGCTTTTTCTTCTGGAGCTTTATCCAGTAATGCTGATAAATCTACTGCTCGATCTAATGCTAAGTGGTCACTCATCGGAGTTCTCCATATTTTTCTGAAGGTCTAGGGTTATTGCACAGGCGGACTCTAGACCTCGAATTTGTCCACATGTGTACTTATATTCCTCAAAACTCGTGCAGCTACCTCTTTTTAATGCCTCACTGAGCATTTCAATTCGGTCTCTAGCTTCTTTGAGTACTACATCTAAAGGATCCATTAATTACCTTTCGTTGGTTTCTCCTTGGATATTTGGTTTACAGCCTTGGCAATATCCACACCAAGTTTCGTATGCTCAATCTCATTTTGCATCGTGAGTTGAGTACGATCTTTTTCAAGCTTAGTTGCATTTTGCATTGAAGCAATGCGCTCTTGAGAGGCTATACGTTCCCGCTCAATTTGCATTTGTTCTGCTTTTGCTTGTGCGTCAATCTGAACTTTTTGTTGAGATGTTTGTGCTTCTTGCTGCTTGATTTGCAATTCAGCTTGCTGGATCTGTAATATCGGATCTTGAGCTTGCTGTTGTGCTTGTTGCTGTGCAACTTGTGATTGGCTTTGTTGCAGTAACTTTTGCGCTGCGGGCGCGGCCAAACGGGCAATTTGCAATTCGACTTCTTCTGGTACTTCGTAGTCGTCTTCTTCTGAGTAAGGAATTGGAACGCCAATCATTTGCTCCATCTGACGACGATACTCATAACCAATATGTTCTTGAATGTGAGACATCATTGCACCCAGAATCATTTGCGACTGTGGGTTTTGACCCATCATCTGCATAATTTTTGGGTCTTGCATTGCAGCCATATGAACAGTAATATGGGCTTCATGGTCTTGATAAATAAATGCCTTGAGTGGTTCCATTTTAAATGCAGCCATATTCTCAGAGATTGGATCTCTTGGTTTCTGGTCGTCTGGCATTGGTACTAATTTATTAGCATCCTTTAAACCAAGAACATCTAACATCTGACGATGCAGTAATGGCATGTTGTAAAGCTGAGGTGCAGACTGAGCTAACTGAAGAGCAGCTTGATACTGCATAATCTTCTGACTCATTGTTGCTGCATTTGGATCACTTACTGGAATGACATCAACATCATCGTAGTCAGACTTCTTAGCAGAGCGGCGTCCTTCTGATGGCTCATAGCTATAATCTTCAGGAGTGTAGTCAGCGATAATTTTCTTTAATAGCTTGAACTCTTGCTTCATTGAATAATGAATACGGGCCTGTACCGCAGACATTACTTTTAAAGTTCTTTCCAAGATTGCAAGGGTTGTCCCTACTGGGGTATTTCCTGACATATCCGCAACCTTCATATCGGCAGCAGAAGCAAAGCGACGACCTTCATCAACGATCTTATCTAACAAGCCAGCCAGAACCATTGACGGTTCTTTGTATGGCAACGGCATAATGTTATCTTTCATCGTGCCTGATGGAACGTCTACATCGCGAAACTCACCTGGAGCTATCGGTGTGTCATCACCTTTGACTCGCAAGCCACGGGTCTTAAAGCCACCTGGCAGATTCGAGAGTGATCCTGCGTCGACAAGCTGGCGCAAAATGGAAGTACCAGATTTAGCAAAAGCGCCGATAAGATGGATAAGGCCAAAACAATAAAAACCAAAGCCGGGAATATACCCGTAGTGAACGAAGTGCTGACGCTTTTTAAATGTCTCATCATCTGGGTTCCAATTTCTGCGGATCGCTAATACAGTATTCGATCCTTTTTCGATTGTTACTACATAAGGAAGAGCAATGCCAGTAGGTTCACCTTCATCGTCTTTATGCTCGTAACCAGCTAAATCGATGTTTACGTGCATTTCTAAAACTTTATAACGATCATCGGATGAAGCTCTAAAGCCAAGCTTCTCTGCAATTTTCTTTTCTACTTCGTCTAATACGTTATCAGGAGTTCCTAGGTCAATATCTCGGTAGAAACCCGAATGCTGTAAACGGAGTAAATCATTCTCTGTCTTACGCATCACATGGGTTACACGCTCTGCCGACTCTAAGTTTGAAGCGCCGTAAGGAACAACGATATCTTCAGCAGGGACAAACATAGATACTTGACGGTCTAAAGAAGGATCAAAGTACACCTTCTTAAATGCGTTACCAGCAATACCTAAACTCCATAACATACGCTCATGCTCAGGGCGATATTCTTGCATGACATCTGTCAACTGATAGTTCATATCAGCCGTTACACGTTCAGCAGCATCTTTCTTTGCTGGTGTTTCTTTACCAATGATCTGCGTTTTTACAGGACCAGAGGCTGGAAAAGTAGACATCATGGTTTCTGCTTGGAATTTGACTACTGCTTCGGATAGGAGTGGATGATAGACACCGCAAGCACCTTCCCATGGTTCAGTTCTTTCTTCAATCTTTAAACCAAGAAGTTCTAAACCGTCAACATAGGTTTGAATCCAGTCTTTACGAGAAGAGATGTCATTGTCATAGTCGCCAATTAAATCTCCAGCCATTGAAGACAATTCACCTTCATCCATGAATTCAGCTAAGTTGGCATCAAAGTCTTCTTCGCCTTCTTCCATTGGTTCAATTTCAATTTCTAATCCATCTATACCGATTGTTACTGATTCGGGATCTACAATCTCGATCTCCATATCAGGTTCTAGTTCTGCCAGTGCGTCGATTCCGACTGGGGCTTGGTATAGTGCTTTATCAATGGCCATATTGGTTCCTAGTAATACGCAGCTTTGCGTCTATAAAATTGTGGATCGTCTTGCTCATCTGACGGCAGGGAAATAAAACCACCCTTTCTAAACCGAATCAAAGCTTGAGTGGAGCTATCCACTAAGTCGTCATGATCTGAGTTTGGAAATGATGCCATCTCTTCAATTACTTCATCAGCCCATCTTGTCCCCGGCGCCCACACTTTGCCGGATGCAAATAAATCTGTTACAGAATTCAATCGGGCTATCTTATCATTCCCGCGAGTAGGTGTAAACTCTGATACGGGTATACCCATCCTACGTAGTTCAAATATCAACGGCGCCCCTGAGGCTTTCGCCTCCACAATAAAAGCGTCTGGTTCCCACTCTTTGTACATACGAATTGCTTTTTCCTTTAATTGAGGAAATTCCATGCGTTCTTTGAAAGCATCGAGAAGAATAATGTTCGGGTCTTTGTGGTCTTCATCTTTGTAGAAAACACCCCAGGTTGTACAAGCAGAGTAGTCGCTTCGCTCATTCTTTGTAAAGGCAGTATCCCAAGATTGGATAACAAATTCACATTGAGGAGGCCTATCGGCTTCCCATTTTTGCCACCAATCTCGCTTAACTAAAGCGCCTTCTTCCGAAGTGGGTTGTTGTTGATACTGTGCATTCCACTTGGAAACCGGTAACTCTTCCTTTAAAGCAAGGAGTTCATTTAAGGGCCAAAACGCTGGCCAAAGTGGTTTTTCACTAGGAAGGATCGCGGGTAAGTTAATCACATCCCAGGAATCTCCATCCCTTTCAATTGCGGATTGAAGGATTCTGCCCGTTAAATCTTTCTTAGACCAGCGGGTCATTACGACTACAATCGCGCCGCCCGGTTGAAGTCGTTGTCTAGGGCCGGATGAATACCATTCAAAGACCTTGTCATAAATCTCTGGGTTTGTAGAGGCAATCGCCGCTTCTTGCTCAGAATGCGGGTCATCAATAATCAGTAGATCCGCACCTTTACCGGTAACAGTACCACCGACACCAATCGCAAAGTAGTCACCCCCGGCCCCCGTACTCCAGCGTCCCGCTGCTTTATTGTCCGACTTGAGTCCTACGTTCGGGAAGATCTTAGAGTAAGCTTCGCTTCCTACTAAGTTCCTAACCTTACGGCCAAAGCCTACTGCAAGCTCGGCTGTATTAGACGTCTGGATAATCTTCTTGCCGGGAAAGTTGCCTAAAAACCACGCCGGTAGCATATAGGATGCAAACTCAGATTTGGTATGACGGGGAGGCATATTGATGATTAATCTCTTACATTTGCCTTCGGCAATCTCTTGAAACTTCTGTGCCATTAACAAGTGATGGGCGCCATCAATGAATCCGGGCCACATCATATGGACAAACTTAATGAAATCCTTTTGGGCTAATTCGCGGTCTTCAGCTTCCTTGAGGTCACTAGCTAAAGCGAACAGCTCCTCTTGAGAACTCTTTGGTAACTTAGCGATTAGCTCGGCGAGGTTCAATCGACGTCCTTTAATCTCAGGTAAGATGGTTTGATGCTTCGGGCGCGGTTGGGTAATCTTTTACAGTACCCCAGATCGCAGAGTTGTTTCATCAAGCGATGCGTATAACCCCGTCCCCTAGACTCGGTCATCTCCATCACCTCATCTATAGATGGGGCGAAACCATACATCTTCCACCACTCATCAATTACCTTATAGACGATAGATTGATTCTTAGTCATAGTATGTAATACGGCTTTTCATGGCGATTCTCTATTGCCTCTACCTTTTCTTCAAAGGTTGTTTTCTCCGCATCTTTCTTGATGCGCTTCTTTAGTCTTTCCCACATGATCCGGTTGTACTCGGCGGCGGGCGAATGGTTATTTTTCAAAATATACCCCCCTACCCCTTTTGTTCTGAAACAGTGACGGGGGGTGTTTCTGTATGCAACTCATCCCAATCGGGATGGGATTTTTGTACCCCCTCCCCCTGGTCAACTGGTAATATTTCCAGTTGAATTGTGGAATTGGATTTGGATGGGGATTGTTTGTGGGGATTACTATGTGTATTACCACCCTCAATTTTTCCAGGAAAAGGGGCGTCCGGGGCCGGTGGGAGCGCGTTTTCGGGGATTTCACAAGGGGCGGGCGCGGCAATTTCGGCCAGTAGGTTATCGATCTCGGCCTGGTTAGCGTCCTGGTCAATCGTCCTGGATTGATTATGCATTGCGCCCTGGATCATTTCCAGCAATTGGGCCTTGATATCGTCGCTGCCTTTTACTGTTCTAATTTCTTTTCTCTCGGTGAATGCTGCGATCTCGCTCACCTGGCCCAGGGCCTTAATCGCGGATATCCTGGCAGCTGCCGGGGATTCCATGTTTAGGGCCTCTTTTGTGAGGCGTCCTATCACAAGCCCCCTTAATTGTCCCGCTGTATGTGCTGCAGCAGCTTCTAAAGCCTCAGTAATGAGGTCTACTTCCTTCGCTATTGCTGGGTGCTTTGCTAGCTTATGCGCTTGATCACCTACTATCTTAGGTG